TAGTCTATTACCATATGATCCTAATGGTAATGTAAGAGTACTTAGGGTATATTGGAAATCAAGAAGAAAGATAAAGAAAGTAAAGAGCTATGATCCAGAGACAGGTGAAGAGCAGTTTAACTTTTATCCAGAAAACTATATTATTGATGAAACTTTAGGTGAAGAAGAGCAAACATTTTGGGTTAATGAAGCATGGGAAGGTACTAAGATAGGTAAAGACATCTATGTAAATATGAGACCAAGACCTGTGCAGTATAACAGGCTTAGTAACCCAAGCAGATGCCACTTTGGAATAGTAGGAAGTATCTACAATATCAACAGTGATGAGCCTTATAGCTTGATAGACAGAGTTAAGCCTTATGCCTATCTTTATGATATTATCCATGACAAACTTAATAAGGAGATAGCTAAAAACCCAGGTAAGATTATAAGACTTGACTTTGCCAAAGTTCCTAAAGGCTGGGATATAGACAAATGGCTGTATTACATGAAAGTAAATGGTATAGCAGTAGAGGATAGCTTTAAGGAAGGTAATGTAGGTATGGCAACTGGCAAGCTTGCAGGAGCCATGAATAATGCCTCTTCAGGAGTTATTGATGCTACATTAGGCAATGATATTCAAGGATATATTAATTTACTTGCATGGATAGATACTCAGATAGGTCAGATGATAGGCATCTCTAAACAGAGAGAAGGCCAGATTAGTAACAGAGAAACAGTTGGTGGTGTTGAGAGAGCTACCTTACAAAGCTCAGCTATTACTAAGTGGCTGTTCTTTATCCATGATGATGTTAAGAAGAGAGTGCTTGAGTGCTTACTTGAGACAGCCAAAATAGCCATGAGAGGAAGAAAAGAAAAGTTTAACTATATTACCTCAGATGGTGCCAAGAAACTTGTTGAGATAGATGGTGATGAGTTCTCAGAGAATGACTATGGCTTAGTTGTCGATAATAGCAATGGTATACAGGAACTTAATCAGAAACTTGATACACTTGCACAAGCAGCTCTTCAGAATCAAGCACTGAACTTCTCAACTATCATGAAGTTATATACAACAACAAGCTTGCAGGATAAGCAGAGAATGATAGAGATTTATGAGAAGAGAGCTAAAGAAGAAGCACAACAACAGCAACAGCAACAATATCAGCTTCAGCAGCAGCAGTTGCAACAGAATGCCCAGATAGAGCAGGCTAAGATGCAGCAAGAATATCAGATGAATAGTGACAATAATGAGACTAAACTGCTTGTAAGTCAGATTAATAGTCAGGCAGAAAGTCAGAGGTATGCACTTATGAACCAAGGCACTGTTGCAGACAATGATCAAAAGGAAAGAAAACTTAATGAGCAAGTAAGACAGTTTGATGAAAGGATGAAACAACAGTCAGACAAGCTGAACTTTGACATTAAGAAGCATGATGATGAGGTAAGGCTAAGGGAGCAGCAGATGAGGCAGAAGAACAGTAAATAGTTTATATGACAACTGCTCAGCAGTTGCTTACTGAACCAAGCCAATGCTTTATTAATCAAAATGCCTATAAATGAAGTATTTAGAAAGCCTTAAGATAGTGATTAAATCATGGATGAAACATATAGTAATTACTATCTTTGTAGCATAAAATGACATGATATGAGTAAAGAGATAAAGACATATTTCAGTGAGGCAATGCTTAAGGATAAGCCTAAGAAGAAACTTGGACTTATCATTAATGAGGGTGCTGTCACTACAAGAAAACTTGCTAATGAAGCTGTTACAGAAGAAAAGCTTGCTGAAAACTCTGTGTCCACTGATAAAATAAAAGACCATAATGTTACATGGGATAAGCTTACTCCAGAGGCACAGAAAGTTATAGAGGCTGGTACTGGTGTAGATAGTGACCTTGTGCATGATATGGAACAATGGAATAACAGGATAGCTGCTCTTGAAAGTGAAAAGCTACAACCAAAGACTATTATTGAAGCTACTGATGTAATTGAATATATTCCTAATGTATCAAGTAATATAACTATTCAATTACAGAACGCAAATGGTATTATTTCTAAAGATACTAATTACACACATAAACATCTTTATTATAATATTAATAGTAAAGGTGAAGTTGATATTCAAGATGATAATGTAAATGTAGAATATAAATATGATTCTCCTGCACAAGTAAATATTGAAGCAAGAGGTACAGCAACATATAAAGGAGTTTCTATTACTTTTCCAGTAGTTAGTAAGACTATTTATGCAGTGTTGCCATCTTATATGTGCTATATACCAAATCCTGACTATTGGAATAATACAGGTATTAAGCTAATTAAACATAGTCTTAATGGACAATATCATATGATGAATCCTTATAATTTAGCTTATCTAGTTATAGCTATTCCTAAGAATGGAATGGTTTCTAATATTAGTAGTATTATTCAAAAAGGAGCACTTGATGCAGTACAGCGGTATGATGTTATAGATAAAGGTAATTATACATTATATGTGTGTAAAACAAGGCACAATAAAGGTACTTATACGTTTGCTGTTAGTTAATATATATTAAATAACTAAACTTGTATTGTTCATAAAAATAAATATATTATATTTGCACCATGAATAAAGACAAAAGAAATAATACACAATTACTTGGTACTCTTATTAATTCAGATGAAAGTGGTATCATAGCTAATGCAAATCAAATATATGATAGTGTAGCTCAGAAATCAGTAGAAGAAAGAATTACTGATTTAGATAAAAAAATAGGATCAGGAAGTAGTTCTGATGAGAATTTAAAATATGAGATAATAAAAGAAGTGTAAATTATAAATATATATATATATAAATGGCTGATAAAATTATTCAATTCAAGGATAAAGATAACAATAATCTTTATCCTTCAATATTAGGAGATTCAATACCCGATAATGGAATAGAGGTAAGTAAACTCTCTAAATCAGTACATAATAAAATTAATGAAGATATTACTAATGCTGTTAATGTTGAAAAGACAAGAGCTGAAGGAGCTGAGTCTACTCTTGATGGCAAGATTACTGCTGAACAGACAAGAGCTGCCAATGCAGAGAATGCACTTGATGGCAGAGTAGATACTTTAGAGGAAGCAGTAGGTACTGGTGGTAGTGTTGATTCTAGAATAGCATCTGCTGTTGCCACAGAAACTTCAAGAGCGCAAGAAGCAGAAGCTGACAGATATACTAAAAATGAAACATATACAAAAGAAGAAGTAAATAATCTTATTACTACTCTAAATCAGGAGTATGTATCTGTTACTGCCACAGACCAGACTACAGCCGTGACTGATGTATTACCTGCTATTGGTTTAGCAAATACAGTATATAGGGTTGGTAGCTGGGATGGTAGTCAGTATGATGTAACCAAGTATTCTGAATATGCGTGGAATGGTAAGGACTATGTCCATCTTTCAACAAAGACTGGTGAAGCAAGTGCAGCGAGTGCAGCGAGTAATGTAACATATAATCATAGTGATAGTAAACTTGATGCTACAAATGTACAACAAGCTGTAGATGAAGTACGTAAAAGAAGTAACTATAATGATGGCGATGACATTGTAGACTTTAATACTATTCATCTAATTACTGATAATCCAGAGTTTGTCTGTGTAACTGTAGATGTTAATGAGAAAATACTATATGGTATTAAGACAGATGGTCAGCCTTACTTTGGTGTAGGATGCCCTCAGCAGGTTAAAGGTTATATTGATGAACAAATCAATAAGATACTTGGTACTAAATGATATTACCACTACTATTGATAGCTTAAAGGAGATAGAAACTTTCCTAAAAGATTTCACTAATAGTAATACTCTAAAGAAACTTCTTGATTTAAAAGCCAATGTAGATGAAGTAAAGACTACTACTGATGATATTTACAAGAAGAGTAATCCTAATGATAGCGAAGGTAATGTAGTAGATACTAACACTATTGTCTCTATTGAGAATAATCCAGAATATATAAAAGTTATTAAATTATGAATAAATGTTTTATTACAAAACTTCCAAGTAGTGTAGATAATGATAATCTTCCTGTTCTTGGGCAACTTAGAATTAATTGGTTAAAGCAAGATGCTTTAAGCCATAATTCACAACGTGGTCTTTGGCTGAGTACTAATGACAGTATTACTGTTAAAGTATCTGGTGCTCATTTTACTGATAATACATTGACAAGCAATCTTGGTAACACAAAGACTATTACTGCTGCTGATGGTTTGGTAGCACTATATGTATCTAATGATGCAGATGCTATTCTGACTATTGATAATAAATATTCATTAACCGTAATTAAGTTTCCAAGCAACATTAAGACATATTTATATTTTGATATTGAAGATATTAAATATTGTACTAATCTTACTCACATTAACTTAAATAATACTCAAGTTACTGGAGATATTAGTGCATTAAGTAATCTTACTAGTATGACCTACTTAATATTAAATAATACTAAAGTCTACGGAGATATTAGTGCATTAAGTAAACTTACTAATATTACAGGAATATATTTATCCGATACTCAACTTAGGGGAAATGTTGATAATTTTGCTGGTATGACTAGACTAGAAGGAACTGCTTTAGCTGATCTAAAGAATCTTTCATTAGCTGGTGATATGTCTAAAATTCCTGCTAAAGTATCATTTATATCTCAAGCTGGTCGTAAAATTGATACTAACTTTACTTGGACTGCTAAAGGTCGCCAAAATGCTACTATTCTTGCAATGGAAGGAAACGTTCCTTTTGATACTATATCAATGGACAATATGCTTATTGACCAAGCAACTTGTACATTGGCCAATCCTAATGTACCAGAATGGTTTAAGACTATATCTGTCCGTGGAACTAGAACTTCAGCTTCTGATGATGCTATAACAGCAATTCAGAATATGGGTGTTACTATTACTGGTGTTACTAAACAGGCTTAAATTATAACTTTATAATAATAAAACTATGGTAGAATTAAATTGCAAATATCCAGTTGTCTATAAAGACGATGTTATTGTTTATACTCCAGATAAAGATGGAGCAGTGGGTAGTACTTATCCAGGTGCTGGTACTTCTTATAAGGAGTTTGACACTTATGAAGATGCCCAAGCATTTATTAAGGAACAAGGTCTTAAAGAGGAATGATGGTTCTACTCCTACCTACGGCGAGTTGTCTTGATACTCGCACTGAGTTATTGTAATAACTCAATACAAAAGGCAGTTACTTAGGTGGCTGTCTTTACAAAGATAAAAGATTATGTTTGAACAATTAAGTTTATACCTCTTATCCTATTTCTTTCAACCCTTTCTCCAGCAGGAGAAGAAAAGGAAAGAGTGGATAGAGCTGCAAGTGAAAATGTTAATAAAGAATATAAATTATGGAAGATAAAACTTATATGATGCCTCCTATTGGAGGTAAGAGTATTCTCAGGAGTACTGGAGAAGAGGTTGAGATTATTGATTCTCAGATTAAAGAGCGTGGTGCTCGCTCTGATGAAGATTGGGTGACTTATATTGACTCAGAAGGTAAGGAGCATATCAAGGAGAAGCTGAATATTCAGCTTGACTTCAAGTCTGTAGTTAATGATACTTGGAGTAAGGTATTTGATTTTGCTAAAGATAATAAGATGCCTACTACAAGGAATTGCAGGATATTTGAAGTGGCTAAAGAACTTGTTTTTAAATTTCAATGTGACGCTGAAGAAGCTGTTAGAAAAGCAATAGAACTTGTTGATAAAGTTGGTATTGAAACTGAGTAAATTATGACATATAAAGAAGAAAGTTATGTTCTAGATACTCTTGATACTATAAGAAAAGAAACTCACGAAAATAATATTATGCTACAACATATTTGTTCATACATAAACGGTGTTCTTAGTACTCGTAAGAATGATGAACAGAATGCTTTTGAACAAAATGTTGTAGCTAATTTAGTGAGTGAGTTGTTACATAATATAAAAGTTAATAAGCTATGACAAAGTCAAGTAGTAGTAGAAGTTCTAAGTCCTCTAGTAAGGCAATGTCTAATAATTCTAGTAGACGAGCTAAACCTATGATTCCTAAAGCAGGTTTTACAATGCACCGTAGTAGATATGGAAAAGGCGGCTCTTTATAAACTAGAAATACTATTTTTAAAGATAATTCCAATGGTATTAGCTG